CACTAAAAGTTCCGACTATCTTGGACCCAACTTTTGTTGACAAATTATTAACCCAATCTGTTCCATCATTAAAGTATGCCAATCGATAATATCCAATAGAATTTTTATTAATTTCAGTATCATACAAATCAATGCTTGGTGGAGTTGCGCTATAATAAACACTATAACCAGGACTTGCCTCAAGTGAATTAATAACAGTGTTTGGATACTCAATATATTCATAAGAGGTTACTGAATTTGTGGTAACTGGAGTTGCATGAATATATTTCATATAATCAGATCCATAGTAAATGCTGTAAGTTCCATCTGGAAGAGTGTCTGCTTCATGATTTTTTGCAGCTTTAAAATAAATTATACCATCAACAATTTTAGTAACTACAGGAGTTGCAGCTTGCGTTGCTAGGACATTGGCATTTTCGTAGACAACTAAGTATGAATGATCTTGCTCGACTTTGAGAAGATTACTATTATAAACATAATTTAATTCATTATTTCCAATGTCTGTAAAAAGCCAATCATTAGCGGTTATATAGTCTTTTAGTTGATCTATTATTATTCCGTCTTTTTAAAGGCGGAACGTTATAAACCTTTTGTTGAGGACTTGCTAAATTACTTGTGTTGTCTAAATATTTAAACCAGCTCATGTCATAACTCTATGTATAGTATTTCAAAATCGTATTTGTCCTTAAATTCATCTGGTATATCAATACTGATATTAACATCTGCAACTGGAACTCCACCTATTAGTATATCAGGTGTAATAGAATCAATTTTGATAACGACTTGTTTTGCAGCTGAATTTATTTGTTGTAAATTAATTTCATTTCTTACTGACTCATAATCTATATCTATAGATCTTATTCTCTTAGATCCGTCTGACCCAGAATGAGAATGCTCACCTATCTGCACTCCATCTATCTTTGCAGCGTTATCTACTGTTATATCTCCGGTTATTACTCCACCGGACTTCATTAGATACTGAGGGTGGCTATCCTCATTTAAATCATCTAACAAAGAGTGACTAGACTTTAACGAGTTTATTTGAGACTCATCTACGGATAAACTAGAAAGCAAAGAAGCGTAATTTGAATCTGTTTCTGTAGTAACAATTTTTTCTCTATTTACAGCCTTCATCGAAAGCTGAGATATAAAACTTGTGTACTTTCTTCTTTGAACTATAGATTGATATAAAGAGTCTATCTTTGCAGATGTGTTACTCCTTCTCTCTAAGAGGTCGGTCAAAACTGACTTGAAGTTACCTTCTGCAGCCAATAATGCTATTGCTGCCTCTTCTGACAGACTAGGTAATTCTGCTTTCATGTTTGTAGTTCTTATATCTAACGCAAAGTCGGCAACAACTTTTGTTTTAAATCTTAATGATGGACTTAGGTATTTATTGTAAAAAACATTGCAATTAGTTACCAGATCTTTATGAAGGGTATCTAACTGACTATCTATCATATTTGTCAAAGAGTTTACTTTGATAGAAAAAAATGCTTGAAATTGAGCGGCTTGTTTTTTAGTTGTTTTATCCACTTCGGCTTCTGGCAAACCTGTTGGCGATGATTTGATTGATTGGGCAAAGAGTTCCTTATAGTGGATTGCCATTTTGAGCCAGTATAAGTAGTACGATGCGACCTGCTGTTGTGAGTCATCTTCATAGTTGTCTCCAAAATCTGCACCTAATGAATTTAGGATGCAATTAGTTTCGTTTACTAAGTACTTAATAATTTCTCTAAAATCATAAATATGACCAAATGTAGTATTTGATATCAAGTTATCATATTCTTTTACAAATTTTCTATAACCTCTTGTTTGAACTCCTTCTGCATAAAGATATTGATCAAAACATATAAATGGTGGCCTAGGATACTTTAAGCTACCTGCATATCCTTCTATTTCTATTTTAGGATATGGATGATCAACTTTGTTAATCTCATTCCAAACATAGGCATGTGCTTCTTCTAGGTTTGAATTGTTTAATGGATCTAATTTTACTTGTCTTAATAAATCTTCTAAATCTTTTAGAAACTTAAGTAGATCTGAAAGACTATTCTTTGCTTCCTGCTTAAGAGATTGCAGAGGGACTGAGTATGGCTGATCGTTACCATATGATACTCCATTCTGAAGAAAAACTGAATTTGTTCCACCCCTAGAAAAAGCTGACTCTACCGAACTAAGAGAAGATGATTCGCTAGATGAGTAATCTAATGTTACCTTTTGTTCTGTTGAGAGTTGATTATCTATATTATTAATTAATGACATAATTTACCTAAAACATTTTTCTAGAAACACGTTTGACTGGTTTTCTTTTACCAAAACTTGGCATTAGGGGAGCGTTTCTTTGTGTAGTTACCATAATACCAGAAGCTGGTGCTTCCTTATCCCCGTCATCAGATGCATTGCTTGCTTTTGGCATGAAGAACGTGTTTGAAAAACTCTCTGTATTTTTAGCCACCTTTAACTTACTAAAGTCTCCATAGTTCTGAGTTATAGCAAGAAGTGCTAACATTAAAGCGTCGTGCGCGTGATCCATAGCGGATCCGCCTGCTTCAAATATAGGTCTTCCCATTTGAGTGGTCCTAACAACAACATATGAAATCAACTGCATATAAAGCTCTTCATCTGAAGCCGGAAATAAGATAGCTTCCCTTTCAAGATATTGAGTTAGATTATCTACCATGTATGGTTTAATTTCTTTTTTAATTGGTAGCTTTGTATATGGATCTCTTATTTCTATAGATTCACCAAAACCTATTCCCTTGACTCTGTCTCTAAGGTTTGATTTTGGATTTTCTGTTCCATATTTTCTAAGTAGTTCTACTTGAACTTCTCCATATCCGCGGTCAACATAAATATGCTTTGGATGAAAAGATTCATTCAATTCAACAATTCTATTGACTCCATTAGTTAGAGTGTATTCAGACTTAGGGATTTCTTCTCTGTACACAACTCTAACTTTATTCCTGAATCTTTCATCTTCATAGTTCTCATTGCAGGTTTCTAATACAACTATATTTGTTCCAGCGCCGTATTTATCCCAGTCAACTCCAATTGTATAGAATGATCTAGCTGATTGTATTTCAGGAGTATACTCCCAAGATGGTTCTATAAAAGCTTTGTCTATAAACTTTCTAGGATATACACCTTCTGCGTCTTCGCCCCAGTCTGCTTCAATTTCATGACGATAGCCCATCTCTGAGTATTGTTCCCTAAACTCATCTTCTTGCTCTTTAGAAAAATATGGGTTGCAATATGATGGAAACCAGAACTCTTGGAATCTAGCGCTTCTGCACCATTCCCAGAATCTTTCTCTTCTACCAGTTGGTGTTGAAGCTCCAATGAGTATTTTGTCCGGTTGATCTTCTGCGGTTTTCTGTAGCATCGCGTAGAGCGCGTCAAGGTCATCTGCGTGCATGTAGTCCATTTCATCCAACACAATCACGTGTGCTTCTTGACCACGGGCTACGTCTGATTTTCCACCTGAGCGCATACCAGATGTAAAGAATCTAATTGTAGATCCATTAGAAAACTGAATCATAAACTGAGGACTAGTTACTTTTCTTGTAATTGAATTCATAACTATTTCATTTTTAGAAGCTAATCTAAGAATTTCTTGATAGATTAATTCAACATGAGATTTCATTGGAGCAATAACTAAACATCTTCCATCTTTATGTGTATAACTATAGTGAAGTAAAGCAATTGCCATGCTGAAGGTTTTTCCTAAACGACGACCTGCTCTTAATACTTTTCTTAATGCTGGATCGCGCAAAATTAAAGTTTGATAAACTCTTGTTTCTGCTTGAAGAAAATGTTTTGCCCATCTACATGGATCTTTAGATATATGTATTTGTCTTTGTTGATCAGCTGATATTCCGCATATCTAACAAATTATTATCAATCTCAAAAGGTTCGTCAATTAATAAAGCTAATTCTCTATTTGTAAATTGTCTACCTTCAACTGGCGTACCATCAGCCCAGTTTATGTGGCTTAGTTTATTTTTAAAAACCCATTCAATTCTATTAACCTGTTTTGAATATTCTGGATCTTGCGCGTTGATAATTTCTAAAAGATCATCCCTAGAAAGACCTTCTAATCTTTTACGAAATTCCTTTGTTTTGTCCATAGTATATTCTACCCGAAATGCGAAGCCATCATCGCACCTTCTGATCCAAGTAATGATCTAGCGTTTAGCCTGCTGTTCTGAATTGCGGCAACACCTCTAGCTCTAGAGGTTGCTCTAACTTCATCATCTTTATATCCTGCTCCAAAAACTCCGGTATACATATTGCCTTGCATTGACTTCATGCCGTCTTTACCAAAATTAATTCCAGCTTTAACGGCCAATCCACCAAGCTTAGCAAGTTGGTAAGCCATATCAGCTGCAAAGATTAAGTTAAGACCAGGAACAGCTGCTAATGCTGCTTCTCCAGCTACAGCTAAACCAACTCTAGCTCCACCGTGTTTAACTGCAGACAAAGCTCCTTTTGTTCCAAGTGACTTTATTATTCCCTTGTCCACTATTTCAGTAGCTATTGTACCCATTCTAGCCTTAACAACATCATCGCCCAATGATGATGCAAAACCTGCACCAGTTCCAATTCCTCTATTCAAAGCTGTATTAAGTAGTTTTGCGTCTTTTCCTAGAGCTCCAGCTAAAGGTCTGATCATTTTTTCAGCTGCATCCGTCATTGCAATATTGGTTATACCAAAAGCTTTTGTTCCAGCTGTTCCCATTGCAGTTCGCATTTCTGCTCCACCACCAGGTGTTAATAATGCGCGCATAAAGTTTTGTGATTTTGTAGCGTTGACACCCATTGTTGTCATATATCTGCGCTCACCAACTGTAAGAGCTTCACCTGCGACTGTCTTATTTACCACACCTCCTAATGTAGTTGCTTGAGTTGAAAAGTTTGCTGGATTTTGCATGAACCTACCTGTGGCAGGATTTCTAACAGCAGGTAAACGACTTCCTGGTGGAGCATAGACTTGTGTTGAAAGTGGTCCTCCATTCATCTTAGCTATTCTTGCTAGATTTAAATCTCCACGTAGAACAGCCTTACTACTTGCGTTTCTTGCGGCTCTTCTTTCTAGTTTAGTTATAGCTCCCATTCTTCCAATGATTCCACCACTAAATGCTGGTGTTGCTTCTTTTGAAGTTCTAGTTATCATATTGCCTAATGAAGCTAATGCTCCACCGGCATTTGGTGCCATAAATCCTTTATTGTAACCTGCTCCAAATCGAGAAAGGTTTGGATCTCTAAAAAAAGCTCTAGGGTTTGCGGTTAAGTTTCCTCTTCTAAATCTTTTAAAATTAGATCCTACTTTATTTAAGTCGTCTACACCAGATTTAATTGCAGATCTTCCGACCTCTTGCTAAACGTTGTCCTCTTGTAGTAGGTGTAAAGATTCGTCCTTGCTTTAAACTCTGCATTGTTGGCTTGAGTCTTGTTCCGCCAACAAATTGACTTGCGCCTTGTGGACCAAGTGGATCTAATGCGTTTCCTATGAAAGGTCTAAACTTTGCTCTAGACCTAGCTGCTAATCCACGTCCTCCTTTATTATCTAAAAATCCACCTTTAAGAATTGTGTTTTGAGCTCTGTATCCACCATAACCAAATAATAAAAGTGGATTCTGTATTGCTGCAGTTGCTTCCATTCCGGCCTAAGACTTTACCCATTGCTCCTGGAATCTGAGGGGCTTCGTCAGTCATTCCACTCATATCACTCATGATTAACCGCCCCTTCTTAAATTATGTAAGCCGAGTACTATGTTTCCGTCTGCGTTAAGTTCTTGCGCAGTTTGCGATGAAGTGTTTCTTTGTCCATATAATTTTCCACCATAAGTCATGTCTCTATTTAGTCTTCTGGTCCCAACATACGGTGATTCATTTATAAATCTTTCATTTCTATTTATATAACCAACTCCCATTGCAGCACTTCCTGCTAATCCAGCTGTTGCTCCAAATGCTGCTCCTAAAACTCCGCCTTTAAAACCTTTAGCCATACCACCAACAACACCTCCCAGCGTTGCTCCTAGGCCCATAGCGGCCATTGTATTCCTACCTGTACTAGAACCTGGAATTGCTGCATCAAAAACTGCACCAGGTGTTAGCTTTCTTCCAAGAAAAGTTTCATCTGCATTAGGATCACCAAAAGCAACATCCATAGCAGCATCTCTTGCTGCTGGTGCAGCGTTTTTAACAAGGCCTGCTGTTGCTGCTCCAGCTATGATGGCACCTGCGCCAACTTTAGTCGTAGCGCCTTTGTATATAGATTTACCTATGCTTGATAGAAGTGCCATTTATCTATCTCCAAATAAATGATTATTTTTATTAGAACCCATTGATGTATGACCTATTTTTTGTCTATCTAAATTTCCTACAACACCAGCTGTGAATAATGGGTCTCTTCTTCTTGAAGTCTGACCATTACCCATTAATGCTTCCTGTATACCATAAGGCCTTTGCCCTTGTTCAACTGGTGCTGGTCCCATAGTAGCGTCATAAAGATCATTTTCGTTTCCTCTTTTAGCCATTTTATATCCAGTGACAGCTCCAGCTAAGGCTAAAGCTCCTAGTGCAAATTTTCCTTTATTGGATTCATACACTCTTCTGCCTAATGCTATTGCATCGGTAGCAATCTGTTCACCTTCACTAAGGCCTGGTAGTGTTGGATTAATAGACTCTACAAGTGATCCAGAATTAATAAGAGCTGTTTTTGCAGCAGCGTCTTCCATAGCTCTTGCTATACCAGGATCTACTGTTTCACCTACAAGAGCTCTTGCTGCTGTATCCATATCTTCAGTTACTGATCCAGACGTTGCAAAACCGATTACACCGTCTTTTTCAGTTTTAAATATATCAATAAGTCTATGAATTCTACCCTTTAATGCAATGTCGGTATCTCTTACGCCAGAAATACCTTGAGCTAATCTTGCTTGATTTATGGTTTCTACTGCTGCGTCTCCGGTTATTTTCATACCTATGATACCGGTTTGACTTATTTCTTCTGCTATAGTTCCAACGGTAGCCCTATAATTTGCAATAACAACATTTGGATCTGCTTTGCCTGCAAACTCGATTAACTTTTCTTCTCTAGCTTCTCGCGTTGTGAGTTTTGCAACTTCAGATAATTGCTGCATTCTTTCTGTTAGATTAACTGAAGTTAAGTTTTTTTCACCAAAAATATTTCTAGCTAAAGTTCTTGCTTCATCTTGCATTTGAGTGTTAATAAAAGAACCTGGCGTTGATTTAAGTTTATTGTATGCTCTAATATTTCCAGCTAAAACTTGTTCAGCTAAATCATCAGTAGTTTCTTTACCTAAATTCTTAGGAACAAAAGCTCTGTTTATAGTGTCTTCTAATTGTGAGTCTGCTGCTTGAACTGTTGAATCTATAAATCTATTTAAATCTGCGTTTTCTAAAAATTCCTTACTTCCGAATTTAATACCATCACCAATAACATTTCCTGCATCGTCAAACTGTCTTATTGTAAGATTAGCAAGGTCGTCTGCATTGACGATAACTCTGGATGATTTTTTGGCAGTACCAGTAACTGGGGTTCTAAAATATGAATTTTCTTCTATAGCAAAAGTGCCCGTTTTTGTTCTTCTTTGTATATCAAAAATACTTTCTTTACCTTGAGCCATTGTAAATTGTATACCAATGTCGGATAACTTACCTAGATCTTTTCCAGCTAAGGAGCTATAGGCACTGGTTCCAGCTCTTGAAACTTTATCTATTAATTTTTCACCTATTTTTGATGTAGCTTTAGCTTCTGCTGAAGCTAGTATTCTACTTCTAACATCATAAGTAGCATAGGGTAAACCTCTATCAATTAAAGCCTGTGAATACTCAGCGGTTTTTGATCCAACAATTGCTGGAGCGTATCCGCCACTTCTTAGTCCATAATATTCACTTGTGGTACCCATTGCCTGAGATAGACCAGTCACATTTGTTGACAATGATCTAGGTGTTCCAAGATTTTTAAGAGCTCTCCTGGCATGCACCATTTGATCAAGTTCTGTTGCTTCTATTTCAGTTATTCCAATATTAGATAAAGCCAGACTTCCTCGATTTGCTAAAATGGAGTTACCGTTTCCTAAATCTATTCTTTCAGCTAAGCTTTTTCCTGCTCTAGCTTCATCTAAGGCAAATTTAAAAGCTTTTTGTACTGTTGCAGTATCGTCAAGTACTTGAAATCCTGCTCCTGAAACTCCTCTAGACTCAAAATTGGAAAATACATATTTACTTTTTTCAGCGTCGTAATAAATTGATCCTGCCGATGATGAGTCGCCAAGATTAATGCCAAGATTAATTGAACCTGGACTGCTTTGTAATCTTGCTAGATACTCTGTGTCAACAGACAGAGATATCTTTTTCATTCCCGATTCTGTTTGAAGAAAATCAAAAACATTACTAGACACTCTAGTCATGTCTGATATATTAGTTATTGGAGTTACTGCGCTACTTTGTCTAATTCTTGCCCTCATGAATTTTTCAAAAGCAGTCATTGACCTACTTTCTTTCATGAAGCCATGAGTTTTAAATAAATTTTGAAGTTTACCTTCGTTAGCTCTATATTCAGCTGCAGCTGCATCGCTTAATCCAGATGGTATCAATCCAGGAGTTGGAAGTCTTCTAATTTTAAGTTCATTATTGTTAATAAAATTACTTATATATGCGTTTAACATCGTGTCGACTTCTGCGGTGTGAGTACCACGAGTTTCCATTAAACGAGTTAAATCTTTTAATCCTTCTTCTCCAGCATTATTTTCTAATAATTCAAAAAAATTAGTATTTAAGAATAAATTTTCTAATGACTCAGTACCTTTTGCTCCGCCAAACATTTCTGGAGAAACGCTAAAAGAAGACAATAATCCACGCTGCAATTCTGGAGATATGCTAAACGTGTCGTCTCCCAAAATTGATCCAGCATTTTGCATTATTCTTTCAAGTTCAGCTTGTTGCATACCCATAGCAATTTTTGCGCTATCTAGTGTATCTATCATGTAGCTAGGATTAGATGATCTTAACTGTAAAAATGTTTTTAATAAACTTTTTGCTTCTTCATCTTCTTGAAATGCTGGAAGCCTTTGCAGGGTTCCTATAAGTTTATCTAAGTCGAATGCTTCGGCGTTGTGACCTTCTATTCTAAAGTTTTCAACACTTTTACCATCATTTGTAAAAATTTTTAGAATCTCTTTAAGATCTGAAACAACTTCTGAACCACCGTCTTTGTATGCTTTTCTAAACTTTATCATTTCATCGTCAGGTACATAACCTCCTCTTTCAGATAAAAATGCAGCTTCAGATAAAGGAACCGTGTGTCCATTTTTATCAACGTATCCAGCTATATCCATTAGATCAGAAGCAAAGCTTTTGCTAGTTAATATTTCAGGAGCGCTACTTATCATTTCTCCAGCATCTGTATATTCTATCGTTCTTTTAACTAATGCTATTTCTCTTATTTGAGATTCTGGAGTTAGTCCGGTTGTTTCAGTGTCCCATGTTATAACTGTATACTTTCTTCCTTTTTCAAAAGCTAAATGATTCATTGGCTTACTTCTATCTATAATATTAGAGCTAGGTAATCCTTCTGGAAAAAATTTCTTACTTCTTTCATATAGTCTTGCAAGAGAGAATGGAGATCTCATTCTATTCCTACCTGTTGAAAAATCTTCTAAACTTGTTGCGTCATGAGTTGGGTTAAATGATGTTCTCATTAAGTTGAGTGTATGTGGGTGAATTCCATTTTTTGGATCACCACTACCAAATGGATCAACTATATATCTCAAGAAGTGTCTATATGGACTTTCTGATGGAAGCGAATTTCCCGGCATGCCTAACTCAGTAAATGTTCGATCTAAAGAAAGTACTTTTTCTCTATACTGCATATAGACATCATCTGCAGCTGCTTTATTCAATAAAGATAAATCTAAATTTTCTGATTGAACTAAAAACTCTAAGTTATCCCTTAATCCTTGATCTGTTAAATCTCTAAATCTAGCAAGCCCCGATGCGCTTCTGTTTTCAGGCTTCATCATGTAATCTAAATATGAATCTGTAACAGCTTTTGCTCTTTCTAAATATCCCCTTGCAGATCCAACGGTAAATGTTCTTCCTCTAACAATTTCATCTCCGCAGCATTGATTCAATTCTTTGACTCGTTATAGCCGATGTCTGAGGAGCTAAGAACTGTTCTCCAACTTCTATTTGATTACCTAGATTTTCTAGTTGAGTATGGCTCAATCTATGTTTTTTCATATCTTTACTCTAGTTCTTTGGTTTGAGCTTCTATATAATCATCTACTTCATATGTACCAAGTTTTTTGCGAATAAGTTTATTATTCTCTATTTCAATTTTTTGAACTTTCTGAATAATATCAGAAATAGCTTGAGCTGTATCAAGTTGAGTTTGACCAGTCTTTGCCCTAGCTTCTCTAGTTGCTAGTAATTGATTGCGTAAATCTTTTCTTCTTTTGTGCAATCGGTCTTCAAGTTCTACTGCTAAGTGTAATTCTTTTTTAAGAATTGGCTCACCATCTTTATCTATACCAATAATATTTTCTTGAATAAAATGTTCTTTAGCTAATAGTTTAGTTTTACGTAAATATTGAACTTCTTGATCAACTAAATCTCTTACCATAGAAACTTCAACTAAATTATTTGGACTTACATCTAATTGTTCCATATATTCACCTGTAAATTGAGAAACCATTCCCATTTCTATTGGACATGGTTTTCCCTTTGGTGCTAAATTTTGTTGATGTAGTGGGCAGGTTTCTGCAAATATGCAGCGCGATGCTTCACATCTCATTGGAATTGAAGAAAACATTGATGTTCTTGTTTTTTGTGGACGAACTAAATCAACAGCTTTTTCTTTTTGTTCATCTGTCCATTCGTCTGGAAAAAATAAATCAGGACGAAGTGATTCAAACTTGTCCATGAAAGAATTTTTATCTTCAAATCTTTCTATATTACCTTCCATTAAAATCAATCCATTCAGACTTAACAATACCCTCTTGGGCATATGTTTGTATTAAACAACTTTTACATCCGAGGACAATAGTATTCTTGGATATGAAGAACCTGTTCAGCTTGAACTATATCTTCGTAAACAAAATTTAAATCATAGTTACATCTAACACATTTCATTTGTGCTCCGAAAGAACTTTCATTAAACTTCTTTGTAGCTTTTCTGCCACTTCGACATTTTGTGCCGCATTAACAAACATGCTAACTTCGCGCATTTCATCAGGAGTGAGCGCAGAGCTAATAATAAATCTAGCACCTTTGCATATGTCACAATAAACATCTTTTCCGCCGTTTGCTTCTAATCTTGCTGATGAACACGAACACTGTTCTATTATTTCAAAAAATTCTAAAGCTTGAGCTAAATCGTACCATTTGTTTTTAAATAATTTTTTTGTTTGTTCTTTATAAGCTCTTAGTTTATAGGGGTCATCTGAAAGAAGTGTGCCCATATCTAAAGCTTGTTTCATCAAATCATTTATTGTTCGATACAAAAAATTTGGTAATTCAAAATCACCATTTATGTTAATAAAATTCTTCCAGTCACTCATTATAAACATCCTTACATTTAGATATATAACATTATATCACTTTATATTACATTCCTGTCATTCCGCCACTTGACTTTGCTTGTAAACCATTAGCTCCAGATGATCTTCCGCGCATTGCAGCCATTCCACCTAATCCAATTCCTGCACCAAGGGCAAATTTCCCTCTTCTAGTGCTGGGCATTCTTGCACCACTTACTAACCTTCCAGCTCCGCCAGCTAAACGTCTTGCTCCAGCTAACATTAAATTATTCCAATCCTATCAATGGATTATTTTGACTACCTTTTCTACCTCTATATCCAGCGTAACCAATTCCACCTGCGGCTGCACCCATTACTGTTTTTGGATGCCTAGAAGCTGCTGTTAAACCAGTTCCAATTGCTCCAGTAGCTCTTCTAGTAAAAGAAGAGTGAGCGGTTGATGACATCCCGGCTCATAAAAGCTCCTCCACCAGCAAGGCCATGATGTACACCCATTGTTGCTCTTCCACCAGTACTTTTAGCTCTTCCAGCAAGACCGCGTGCTCCTGCCGACATTCCAGATAAACGTGGAAATTTCATGTTTTATTATTCTTAGTACATTGGGTAGTTTTGGCTACCCCTACGACGATTAACTCCATAAGCTCCGGCTCCAGTTACACCAGCTGCAATACCCATTGCTCTATTTGGATTTTTTGCTGCATATCTTGATGCGTTACCTATAGCAGAACCAGCCATTGCTACAGCTTGACCTCGTCTACCAGCCATGCCCATGCCCTTATTAACTAAAGACGTTCCATATCTTTGACCTCTTCCTTGACCAAAGTTACTGACAGCTCGAGAAACTTGTCCTGCGCGTCCTGCAATTGCTCTTGCTCCGCTTGACATACCCGCCATAATAGAATCTCCTATAGATTTAGATTACATTCATATAGTAATTAAACTAAGCGATAGTTGCTGCTTTTGAAGGCTTCTTTAATGTAAAAATAAAATTATCACTTTCATCTTTATAAGATATCTCAAATATGGTTCCACGCGGTGGAGCTGACTTAATTAAAATATCAGCTAGTTGATCTTCCATTTTTTCTCTACGAACTTGAGCTAAACCTCTAGCGCCTTTGACTGTATCTACACCCTTGTCTAAAAGTGCTGATATAACTTCATCGGTGTAATTTATGCTATAACCTTTTTTAGATAATTTATCCATAATTATGGACATTTCTAATTCTGCTATTTTTTCTAAGTTACTTCTATCTAAATGATTAAAAACAATTATTTTATCTAATCTATTTATAAATTCAGGCCTAAAATGTTTACGAACTGCATCTAAAGTATTCTTTTCAACCATTTCTTTTGCCGGCATTTGTGTGGTTGATAATTTGTGATTTATATTTTTAGCAAAGCCAGTTCCGCCACTAAGTAAATAATCAACTGTTTTCTCATTACCTAAATTAGTGGTCATTATTATGACAGTATTAAGAAAGCTTACCTCTTCACCCTTACCATCTGTAAGTACGCCGTCTTCAAATACTCGAAGAAAGGTATTCCACATATCGGCATGTGCTTTTTCAACTTCATCTAACAATACAACTGTGTGGGGATTCTTTTTAACCAAGTTAACTAATTGACCACCTTCATCGTGACCAACATATCCGGGAGGAGATCCTA